GACCTCATCATCAAATGGCTGAGCCCAGTCAATCGCCCAAATCGCTTTGGCGTTCTTGCCCGCTAGTCGCATGATGTCTGCTTCGTCAATCATCGTGCCTCTCCAAGGGCCGCTCTCGCGGCCCGGTTGAATTTAGAAGTTGTAGTCATAGAAGGCGTAGGGCTCGGTCTTCAGGCGAAACCTGTTGCCCTTGTAGACCCACCGCTCAGCCGACCCTTTCCTCCTGCGGATGCGGATGGTCTCCGCTAGAGGATCCGATTCGTAAGTGACCTTCTGCTTGTGTTGATCGTGGAAATGACCAAAGAACCCGCCGGGGGTGAACTCAAGGCCAGCGGCGGAATGGGTGGTTTTCATGGGCCGCACTTCCAGCGTCTGCTCGCTGATGACCTTGACGATCTCGTAGGCCTTAACGTCGGAATACATGTAGAGGGATGCGTGGGTAAAGGTCTCGGTCTCTTCAACGATCCTCCAGTCCCGAACGGCTTCCAGGTGTTCAATGTGAGCGAGGTAGGCCTCATCATCTCCCGCTTCCTGCTTGTACTCGGCGAGGCATTGATCCCAATGCGCCTTTTCTTCTTCAAGCAGTTTTTCTGCTTGGGCCCTGTCCCGCAGGCCACCTTTCCCGAAATACTCCACGCTGCTCATCGGCTGAACTCGACGCCAGCCCTGCTCGGGCTGCACAATTTTTTCAACGTAGTAGTAGGTGACTTCCAACATTTCACTTCTCCTCTCGACCGGCCCCGTGCCGGTATAAGTACATTCTACACATTTCCGTGTCGATGTATACAAATGAACACAAGGAAAATGTGGCCACCGACGAACGGTCATTCCGGGGCGACTTACGCCGCCCCGGAGACGAGAGGGCTAGTCGTCGTAGCCCGATAGGTCAAAGCCTTCCAGGGCGTCGGTGATGGCGTTGAAGAGCGCACACTGCTCGTCGTCCCAAGTCTCTGCCTCCTGAGCGAGAGCCTTGCTGACCTTGGCGGGATTGATTTGCAGTGCGAAAGTTATCCAGACCGTGCGAGCGAGTCGCTCCCTGGGGGGGCGCTTGCGAAGCAGCCTGTCCGGGTGCAGGACGCACGCTGCGCGGAGCGCCACGATCCAGGGATCAGACAGGTCGTCCCTTCCCTCCGGGTCAAAAGCCTTGCCCATGGCTCTGATCAACTCCTGGCGCGCTGCCTCATCGACAGCAGGGTCAGGCGCATCGGACGCGCAGCCCGGGAAGCACCGGGACGCGAGGGGCCCGTAGTCAATGGAGATAACGGTGTGGGTGAAGCTGTATTCGACCTCCATGATCAAAGCTCCCTGACGTAGCGAAGTTCGGACTTCGCAAGCTTGATGTTGCCGAGGCTCGGGAAGTGCGCGTGAACCCACTTCGTGCCGCGCTTGAAGATCCAGCCAGAGTGAACCCCAGAGGTGTGGTGATAGCTCACGGGGGTGAAGCCTTTGTTGCGGACCTTTCGCAAGGTCGGGTTTTTGATTTCTGCTTTCATCACGTTCTCCTTTTCAGTTGCCCAGACAGTTTAGCACGGCCCGTGTCGAAACGCAAACCCCTACAATCAAATATTTTTCGAATAAGCGCTTGCACATCGACACGTTTGCCTCTATTATGCAGTTTCACTTGAAGGAGAAATGTGATGACCGACAGAGAACTGACCGTTGAAGAACAATTGCTGCACGCGGACTGCCACAAGTTTGCTCGCTTGCATGTGCTCACCGCAGCAGAGTCCATGATGCTGCCAGCATTGTTTCGCAAGGGTGCCGTTGCAACAGAAGAGACGCTGTCTGCGTTTGCTGACAAGGCGTTGCAAATCAAAGAGCTTGGCGACTATGTCGCGGACATGGCTCGCAGGCTTGCAGCCACCGAGGATGGCAAGAAGCTCTACGAAGAGTTTTTGCAGGAGGGCGCAGCGTGAGCGCCCAAGATAAAAAGCGTTATTACAACCGAGTGCGCCGTACCTGCCTGAAGCACAACATCGATATCGTTTACGATGGCATGCCCAAGGCCGTGTACGGCGTGGAGCTGGTGAAAGACGGTCAGGTGATGTTCGCTGATCGCAGCACCGACAATCTCCCGCTGGACATAAACTGGCGTCGGCTTCACGAAGAGATGGTCGATTACGGCTATAAGGGCGGAGTGAAATGAGCAGACCGCTGAAGCAGATCAACAACATCTATGGGTACGTTCGGGTTTCGACTGACGAGCAAGTCAAGTCAGGAATCTCACTCGAAACGCAGATGCAGCAAATTAGCGAGTTTGTGCGCGAGAAATACAACCGTGAAGTCACGCAGTTCTTCGCTGACGAAGGCATCTCTGGTACTCACGCAGTCTTAGATCGTCCCGCCAGCCGCGACATGACGGACGTGCTTGATGAGTACGACGTTGTCGTATGCACTCGACTCGACCGGCTCTCGCGCTCTAGCGCTGACTTGCTAGCCCTGATCCCAAAGCTTCAGGAAATCGGCATCACGCTTTTCTTTTCGGAGCAGTTTGGCGAGATGCCGATTGTCTATCCCGACGCAGCCAAGGCCAAGGGCTTGGATGCCAAGTTCGACATGAATTACATGGCGAATCAGATCATGCTGATGGTCTTGTCAGCCGTTGCTGAGATCGAGCACGCAACGATCAAAGATCGCTTTGCCGCAGGCAAGCTCGATTGGGCTTCTCGCGGCTACGCTATTGGCGGATCAGCGCCCTATGGCTTCCGTCACGTCGAGCATAAGACAGGCAGCAAGACGCGCAAGCGTCTGGAGGAGGTGCCCGAAGAGCAGGCGGTTCTGAAAACGATTTACCGTTTGCACAAGCGTGGCCTCGGCCCCCGCAAGATCGCCGCCCAGGTCAACAGTTTGCACGACGTGCCTCCCCTGACACATTCGAAGGTGCAGCGAATTTTGAACCGAAAATTCCAGGGTTTGCCCAACGCGGCGTAGGCACTATCATGAGGGTGTGCAGAGGAGCACCCCATGACGGCTGAAGAACAGATTGCTGAAGCCATCCGCATTCTTGAGGATTCGCTCGCAACGGATTTCCTGACGGACTCTGTGAGAGACATCATGACTCGAGCGGTTGCGATGCTTAAAAGCGCCCAGGGCGGCTGATGTCAGGTCAAACGCTGACAGGATGGGGGCGAGGCACTTGGGGCGAGGCAGGCTGGGGCACGTCCCTGCCAGTCGAGCCGACAGGTCTCGCTGCCACCCTTGCTGTCGGCTCGGTCACCGTCGTTGCGAAAGCGAACGTCGTTCCGACGGGGCAAGCCGCCACTGCGTCAACCGGCTCGATACAGATTGTCGCAAAGGCGATCACGCAAATCAGCCAAGGTGTTGGCGCGACTGCAGCAGTCGGCTCGGTCACCTTAGTCGCCAAAGCTACCGTCTCCCCGGCAGGTGTCGCCGCATCAGCAGGGGTCGGCTCCGTCACGACCAAGGGCGTGAACCGTATTGTGCCCGATGGCCAACAAGTCACCGCAGGCGTAGGCTCGATTCAGTCGGTCGCCGGGGCGGTGGTGCAGCTCACTGGCCAAGGCATCACAAGCGCCTTGGGCTCCCCCCTGGTTTATGGTGAAATCGACACCGGGCAGACCCCGAACTATGCGGCAATTGATACGACTCAAAGCCCGAGTTTTGCGGCAGTGAGCACGTCTCAGAGCCCAGGGTTTTCGGCGATCACAACGACACAAACTCCGAGTTACGGAAATGTGGATTCAAGTCAAACGCCGAATTTTGAAGAAATTGAAGCCGGGCGCGACGCGGCCTGACAACTGAGGGTAAACCATGGCGACTTATGTTAACGACCTCCGTCTGACCGAGCTCGCGACCGGCGAAGGATCGGGCACTTGGGGAACGACAACAAACACCAACCTCGAGCTGATCGGTGAAGCGCTGGGCTTTGGCACTCAAGATTGCTTCGGCAGCGACGCAGACGCGACGACTACGGTCGCTGACGGATCGACTGACCCAGCTCGCTCAATGTTTTTCAAGGTCACGTCTTCCGCAACCCTGAGCGCTACTCGCACCTTGACGATTGCCCCGAACACCTTGTCCAGGGTGATGATCATCGAGAACGCCACCACCGGCTCTCAGTCGATCAACATCTCCCAGGGCAGCGGCGCGAACGTCACCATCGCGAACGGGAACGCAAAAATCGTCTACCTTGACGGAGCTGGAAGCGGTGCTGCAGTGGTCGATGCGTTGATTGACCTTGAGCTTACGGGCGCGGCTGCAGGGAGCTTTACCACGCTGACGGCTTCTGACGATGTAAATTTTGACAGCGGGACGCTCTTCGTTGATGCGAGTGCTGATTCGGTCGGGATTGGGACGACGACTGTTAACGAAAAGCTGGTCCTTGGCTCCGCCGACTCTGGCTCAAACTTCCTGCAAGTCACCAACAGCACGACGACAGCAGCGGATAATCGCGGGTTTTATGTTGGCATTGACGCTAACGAGGCGGCGCGTCTTATAAACCGTGAAAATACGAGTTTATTTTTTAGCACCAACAACACAACGCAGATGACGCTGGACAATAGCGGAAACGTCGGAGTCGGGACACCTTCGCCAACAGCCGCCAGTGGAACGAAAGTCTTAGAAATAACTGGCACAACAGGTAGTGCAGGCGCAGAGGTTATTATCGGTTCTGCCGACACAACCGCTACAGCAAATGACTTATTTGGTGGTCTTGCGTTCAAAAGCACCGACAGTAACGGCACGCCACCGCACTACTCAGGCATTAAGGCAAGAGCCGCAGACACCTTTGGCGGTGCTAACCTTGAGTTCTATTCAGGTCGTAGTAACTACGAAAGTAATGATCCTAGATTTGTTATTGAGGGGCCAAACAACGTCTCAGGCGAAGCCATGCGCATCGACTCCAGCGGCAACTTGCTGGTGGGGAAGACGTCAGCGGATGGGTATTCTACTGCTGGTATCGAGTTGCGTGGAGGTAGTGACGACTACGTCACAATTACGAAAGACGGTGGCACCACTTTATACCTTAATCGCTTAACCTCTGATGGCGAAATATTAAACTTCCGCAAAGACGGCACTGATATCGGGGGTCTTGGTAGCTTTTCAGGCACCAAGCTTTTTATTGGGTCTCCTTCTTCTGCGGGGGCGGTTTTTGCCACCAACGGGGTCATGCCCGTCACAGACGGTTCACTTGACGACAACGCGCATGATTTAGGACAAAGCTCTGCGCGTTGGAAAGACCTGTATCTTTCGGGCGGGGCCTATATTGGCGGCACCGGCTCGGCTAATTTTCTTGATGATTATGAGGAAGGCACGTGGACTCCAGAAATCGCAGACGCCACAAGCGGGGGAAATACTGGAAGCGCAACAATTAACAGGAGCCTTTATACCAAGATCGGGCGTCAGGTTACTGCTACAGCTCGCATGGTAAACATTGACACAACAGGAATGACAGCCGCAAATGTTATCTATGTTCGCGGTCTGCCGTTCACAAGCAAGAGCGACAACACAACCATCGGCGCTGTAAAAATTGCGACAGTCAATCTTCGCACCAGAACTGATTGTATTGTGCAGATCGGCACAACCGATGCTTTTGTGAGTTTTGTGGCGCAGGGCAACAATCAGACAATCAACAACGTGGACGTTCAGGACATGACTTCTGGCACCTCCGACATAACTTTCACTATTACTTACTTCACAGCTTGAGCGGAGCGGAAAAATGGCACTTACAGAAGAAACTGTAGTCGATAAGATAGAAGTTGTGGGTGACTTCTCCCACGTTCAAGTCCGCACCGCAACCGTGATTAAGCGAGATGGCGAAGAGATTAGTCGCTCGTTTCATCGCCACGTTGTGGCCCCCGGCGACAGCTATGCTAATGAGGACGCCAAGGTGCAGGGGGTTTGTGCAGCGGTACACACTCAAGCAGTGATTGATGCATACGCTGCTCATCAGGCAGCTCAAGACGCTTAAACGGACACGGGGTGACTTGTGGGGGTGAGTCATGCTCGATCCAGTCACAGCAATCGCTACGGCGACGGCAGCGTTCAACGGCGTCCGCAAACTTGTCTCAGCAGGTCGGGACCTTGAGGACTGCATGGGCCAGATGGCCCAGTGGTACACCGCTGTCTCTGATTTGTCGGAGGCGCAAAGGACAGCCAAGAATCCTCCGTTATTCAAAAAGCTCACCAGCAAAAAATCTGTGGATCAGGAAGCCATGGAGATTTTTGCGCACACTAAAAAAGCAGCGGCACAGGAAAAAGCTCTTAGAGAAATAATCACTTACGCTTACGGACGAGAAGCGTGGATGGAGCTGATTCAGCTAAGGCGAAGAATTAAGCTCGAGCGTGAGAAAGCCATCTATGAGCAAAAGCGGAAGCGGGAAAGCACTTTCTGGACTGTGTTAACTATCTTCGTCTTGACCGTCGTTTGCTATGGATTCTTCTCCGGTGTTAACTTTTTGTTCACAGAAATCATTGAGCCAAAAACTGAAAAACAGAGTGACTAAATGAACATTGCGGAAGAGGCTCTAAAGAAGATTGAGATCCACGAAGCAGAGTGCAAGCTCCGCTACGAAAATATTGAGCGAAGGCTTGGGGACGGACAAGCTCGCTTCAAGCGGCTTGAGCTGATGCTCTGGGGCGTCTACCCCTTCATACTCGGGACCGTCTTTCTCGCGCAAATTTGGGAGTCATGATGAGCTTTGACGCGATTAAAAATGTTATCGGCGCGGTGGCGCCTACTCTCGGAACCGCCCTCGGCGGACCTCTGGGCGGCGCAGCGGCTTCGGCAATAGCGAGCGTTCTTGGGTGTGAGGCCGATGAGCGCAGCTTACAGAAAGCGTTAGCGCAGGCTACACCGCAGCAACTGACGGAAATCAAAAAGGCGGAGCTTGATTTTGAAGCTCGCATGAAAGAGCTCGACGTTGACATCTACGCCCTTCAAACCGCTGACACCGCTGACGCTCGGCGGCATTTTGCCAAAGATTGGACTGCAAGGTTTTTGGCGGTGACGCTTTGCTTGTTGTTTGCGGGCTACATTTTTTTGGTGACGATCTTGCCGCATGATCGCAACACCGACGCAATCATCAACCTGATCCTCGGCAGCATCACCGGGTCATTTAGTACGGTCATTGCGTTTTACTTTGGCAGCAGTCAACGGCAGGAGTGACATGGATAAACCGATGAAAACCAGCCAAGAAGGTGTTGCGCTTATCAAGCGTTTCGAGGGCTGCCATCTCGAAGCGTACCTCTGCCCCGCCTCTGTCTGGACAATTGGCTACGGTCACACTTGCGATGTGACTGATGCAGATGTCATTGATGAAGAGGGTGCCGAAGCCTTCTTGATTGAAGACCTTCGAGAGTTCGAGGGCTATGTGAACGATTTGGTTGAGGTTGATCTCACGCAAAACCAGTTTGATGCGCTTGTTGCTTGGACTTTCAATTTGGGGCCCGGAGCGCTCAAAGAATCGACCCTGCTTCGCAAGCTCAACGAGGGGGATTTCGGGGACATCCCTCATCAGATCAGGCGATGGAACCGCGCTGGCGGTCAAGTCCTGAACGGCTTGGTGAGACGGCGCGAGGCAGAGGCGTTGCTGTTTCGGGGAGAGCCTTGGGAAAATGTCTGAGCTGTCTCTCAAAGACTTTGAGATTCTCAGCGAACAAGATCAGGCCGAAGCCCTGGCGCTCCTGTCGCGCTATGACCAGATGGAAGTGCAAGAGAAGTGTCAGTCAGACTTTATTGAATTCGTAAAGCACATGTGGCCTGAGTGCATCCTGGGCCGTCATCACAAGATCATCGGGGACAAATTCAACAAGATCGCTCAAGGCAAGCTCAAAAGATTGATTGTTTGCCTGCCCCCTCGACACTCAAAGTCAGAGTTTGCCTCCACCTTTTTCCCGGCCTGGATGATGGGCTTGAGGGGCAGCCTTAAGATCATTCAAACAACCCACACCGCAGAACTCGCCGTGCGGTTCGGTCGCAAAGTTAGGAACCTCATCGACTCGGACGACTACTCGCAAATCTTTCCCGACCTGAAGCTCGAGGCTGACAACAAGTCGGCTGGCCGATGGACAACGAATCAAGACGGTGAATCTTTTTACGCAGGCGTCGGTGGTGCGATCACGGGTCGTGGTGCTGACCTGCTAATCATTGACGACCCGCACTCAGAGCAAGACGCACTGTCGCCGACCGCGATGGAGTCGGCTTACGAATGGTATACGTCTGGCCCTCGGCAGCGTCTTCAGCCGGGTGGGATCATCATCATCGTGATGACGCGATGGAGCACTAAAGATCTCGTTGGCAAGGTGCTTAAAAAACAAGGTGACGATCACGCCGACCAGTGGGAGGTAATCGAGTTTCCTGCAATCATGCCTGAGTCCGACACGCCCCTGTGGCCTGAGTTCTGGCAGAAAGAGGAGCTGCTATCTGTCAAAGCCTCGCTGCCGGTCAGCAAGTGGAATTCACAGTGGATGCAAAACCCCACGGCAGAGGCTGGCTCAATCGTGAAGCGCGAATGGTGGCGCAAGTGGGAGCCAGACTGGGTTCCCGCTTACGACTATGTTATCCAGTCTTACGACACGGCGTTCAGCAAAAAAGAAACCGCAGACTATTCGGCCATTACGACGTGGGCCATCTTCCAGCCCCCCGGCGAGGACGTTCAGGCGATTATCTTGCTAGACGCAAAAAGGGTGCGGATGGATTTCCCAGAGCTCAAAAGACTGGCGCGTGAGGAATACAAATACTGGGAGCCTGACTGCGTCCTGATCGAAGCTAAAGCTAGCGGAACACCGCTCACCCAGGAATTGAGGCGTATGGGCATCCCTGTGACCAGCTATACACCGTCGAGGGGTCAGGATAAGATCGCTCGCATGAACTCTGTCGCGCCGATTTTTGAATCTGGCATGGTCTGGGCGCCCGACGAAAGCTTTGCGGAAGAGGTCATCGAGGAGATGGCGAGCTTTCCGTTCGGCGATAACGACGATTACTGCGACAGTGCAACGATGGCTTTGATGCGTTTTCGCCAAGGCGGATTTTTGAGTTTGGAGAATGATTACCCCGAAGAGGTCCAGCTCCTGCGGCCCAACAGACAGGTCTATTATTAATGGCTATCGAAAAAAAAGGCTTAGGCACTGAGACAGACCCCGATGTGATGCCGATGGGTAGTGCCATCGAGGTCGAGCCAGAAA